CGAGGGTTCCGATTTTGTCCTTTGCGTGAATCTTGTTCAACTGTTCGTCGCGGTTGAACCAAATTGCGATGTCGGCGAGTTCGGACTCGGATTCAACACCCTCGAGGAGGTTGTCCTTGACGGTGTAAATCGCGCGGTACGGCTTGTTGTACTGCCCGGAGTTTGCGGTTGCCTCGTAACCCTGTATGATTTCGTCCCAAAAAGGAACGGCGATAACGGTAATTCCGTTGTACGTTCCCTTTTTGATACCGTCGAACAGGGACTCCCACTGCATTTCGGAACCTTTGTTGTTCTGCTTGATGTCGCGGTCGAGGGCGTCCTTGAACGCCTGTGTAATATAAATTACACCGTTGGGTTGCTGACGGAGGACGAGGGGTGCGTCCTCAATGAGGGCGTCCATAACACCCGTTGCAACTCCGGCGACTTTCATTGCGGCCTTTTGTGCGGCCCACGAGGTTTCCGAATTCGCGGCGATTGTGGTGTGACGGGCGTTGTCGGCGGCGACGATTGCGAACAGGCGTTTCCACAGTCCGTCCGTAACGGTGAACTTGGAAACGTCGGTTCCGGGTTTGAGGATACCGCCGTCGGCGACTACCTTTGCGGCCTTGTCACCGAACCACACGAAACGGAGTAACATTTTACGGATTGCGAGTTCGAGTCGAGGCATAACGATATGGTCGACGTAATCGGAACCCGTGAGGTCGGCGATGTCCGTTCCGGTTTTCATTGCCACCTGTGCGAGGGTTCCCTCGAGGTCGGCGTAACAAATCTTTTCGGCGACCTCCCACTCGGGGATGTCCCACGTCTTTTCGGAGGTCGACATAATGTCGTTGTCGAACACCGGGTTACATTTGGTTGACGCCTTACCGATAAGGCCGAACTCACCAACGAAACCGACCTTTTCGCCGTGTTTCTGCTTGGGGAGGACGTTTACGAGTGCGCCGATTTGGTCGGCACCGAGGACGGCGAGGAAAATAAGTTTCCGGAGGTCCTTAACCGCCCCGTTGTCGGGGGTGAGGTTTGAAAAATTGAGTCCTGTTGAGGCCATAATTGTAATTGTTTAATTGTTAATGATTTTCTTTGTCTTGCGGTCGATTATTCGCCGCCCTTGTTCTTTTCCTCGAGGGCGCGGAGGCGTTTTGCGACGAGGGATTCCTTGACCTCGCCCTCTTTGCCGCCTTTCTTGCCGGGTTCCTTGTTTCCGGCGGCGGGTTTGTAGTTGGATTTTGCGGATTTCAACCACTTAATACCGCCCGCGACGGTTACGAGGTTGAGGATTTCGAGGTCCTCGGGGGTTTTTGCGGCGGCCTTTGCCGTTGCAAGTTCGGCCTCGAGTTCGGCGATACGGTTGTTTGCGTCGGCGAGGGCCTTTGCGGTTTCGTCGTCGTCGTTATCGTCGTCGCCGCCGTCGCCGGAATTGTCCTCGGCGTCGCGGATTTCGGTAATTACACCGTCCTCGACAACGATTGTCTTTCCGTCGGGCATTTTGTGTTCACCGTCCGGGGAGGCGGAGTCGCCGACGGCGGGGTCCTCGCCCTCCGGCTTGTCGATTGTGATTGTTCCGCCGTCGGCGGTGTTGAGGTCGTACGCGACCTTTTCCTCTTTAACCTCGGTATTGAGGCCGAGGGCCTTTCCGAGGGCCGCGAACGCGGTTGCGATTGCGGACTTTTTGGTTTCTTTTGACATATTATTTTGGTTTTTGGGATTATGTGCGTTCCATTCCTCCGCCGTCATACGGCGTTCGCCGATTGCCTCGGCCGATTTCGGCGCGGTTATTTCGTGAATGAACCCGAGTTCGAGGGCCTTTTCCGGTCCGAAATAGGTTCCCGCGTTCATTTGGGCGTCGAGGACGTCGCGGTCGGCCCCGGTACGTTCCACGTAAAAGGACAACATTTTCTCGCGTTCGACCTTGAGGTCGGCGGCGATACGTTCGAGGTCCTCGGCGTGGTACGCGCCCGCGAGGGTGTACTCTGGAATGTAGGGGTCGTGAATGAGTAACGAGGCGTGAGGGGCGGCCCGGCGGACCGACGCGGCGCAAAGGATGATTGTTGCCATTGACGCGCATTGTCCCTCGATTGTCGCGATTATCGTTTTTCCGGTCGCCCGGAGTTTGTCCGTAATCGCCCAACCCTCGGTGACGTCGCCCCCCGGACAATGAATCCGGAGGTCGATTGTATCGTCCTCGGCCGCGATTGATTGGATGAATTCGTCGACCGATGAAAAGGACACACCGTCAATTCCGCAAAACCACAGGAGGTCGAGTCGTTCCTCGTCCGCAACAATTGGGTTGTAAATTTTGAGAATTGCCATTTTTGAGTGTTGTTAACTGTTAACGTTGCAAAGATATAAACAAATGTGTACGAAATACACACCCCGGAGTAAAAATCGACTGACAACGGTTTGTCACTAATCGCCCGGTATTTGCGACCTAAACCGCCGTACAACGCGCCAAACGGACCGTTCCGATAATTGGTATTGCCGACAACAATAATCGACGACGTACGCCGTTTTTAGGCCCTCGGACCGGAGGCGGACGAAATCCTCGTACAACTCGATATTCTTGTAATCCTCAATCGCGACGCCCGCCGAGGTTAATTCCCGGAGGACCTCGGCGTTCGCCTTGATTAGTTCGTAAACGGTCTTTTTCATACGCGGTCGGTGTTATACGTCCCCGAGGGTTTCCACGACGGACACGCGGGATTCGACGCGGCGGATTTCGTCGACGCCGACCCGGAGGTTGAGGGCGGACACACCCCGGGCGACGGCCCGGGCGAGCATTTCCTCCCCGGCAACCTGTGTCGCGGCGGTCCCGGCCTGTATTGGTACGCCTCCTCCCAATTGGTTGAGGGCGGAGTACAGGGGCGCGAATAAGGATGTCGACAACGCATTGTTGACCGACTCCCCGGAGGACAACCTCGCCGGGACGGAATCGGACGTCGTGGTCCCCGGCCCGGCGACGGAACCACCCCGGGAGAATCCGGGCGCGGACGGGATTTTCGCGCCCTTGACGGTCTTAATCGCGGAGGTTATGTTCGCGAGGACGGTTGCAACGGTCGTCGCAATCGCAACGAGGTTCGCCGGGTACGGAACGGACATTGCTTGGGCGGTTCCGGCCGCGATTGCCTTTCCGGTGTTGATTGCGATTTCCGCGAGGGCGAGCATTTTTGCGAATTGGGCGATTCCCTCGTTCTCCTCCCCGATTTCCTCGAACAGGCCCGACAACGCCCCGGTGACGGTTGCCATTGATTCGAATTTCGCTTGTTCGATTTCGACCTCGTAATCCGCGAGGGCCTTTTTCGCGTCGACGTACGCCTTTTGCGCCTCTAACATTCGCGCCTTGAATTCGGCGTCGGATTCCCCCTCGAGTTGGTGTAACGTTTCCAATTCCTTTTGTTTCATTTCCACCTCGAGGGCGAGGGTGTTTTCGCCTTGAATCGCGAGTTCGTTTATACGGTTCTCGTAATCGAGGCGGAGGGCCTCCCGGGTCCGTTCGATTGCAAGGTTCGTATATTCGGCGTTGAGGTCGGCGGTTTCCTTTGCGTACTTTTCCCGGATTAGTTTCTTTTGTTCCTCGGTAACGCCGACGGCGTGTAATTCGTTCGCCTCTTGGATTTGGAGTTCCTGTAACCGGAGGTCGTATTCGGCCTCGGTTCCCTCTTTGACGGCCGCAAGGCGGAGGGCGATTTCCTGTTGTGCGGTCTTATAACGGCGGTCCCACGCCTCCCGGTCGAGGCGTTCGAGGTTCCGGTTGTGTTGTTCCTCGGCGAGGGCGATTTGTTTTTCAATCGCGGCCCGGGCGGTCGCGGTCAAATTCTTTTCCGTGTCGAGGCGTTTTTGTAGGTCGGCAATTTGCCGGGCGTACCGTTCGTTTTCCTCGGCGAGTTCCCGTTCCCCGGCGTCCCGGATAAGGGCGATTTCGGCGTCGGTCGCGGCGCGTACGGCGTCGAGTTCCGCCTTTGCGCGTTCCTCGCGGCGTTTCTTTGCCGAGGACCCGGCCGATTTCCTCGCGTCGGCGATTTGCTTGTCCCGGGCGGCCTCCAAATTCATTTGCAAGACTAACATTTCGTTCGCGGTGATAACGCCCTCGGCCCGGAGGAGTTTTAATTGCTTGACCTGTTCGGCGAAATTCGCGTTCGCCTTGATTGTCGCATACTCAACCTCGCCGATTGCCTTTTTGAGGATGTCGTCCCGGTACGACGACACGACCTCCCGGAGGTGGTTTGCGGTGTCGTTCAACGCGGATTGGTAATTCTCCTCGGCGGTCTTTTTCGACTCGAGGGCGTCCTTGTATTCGTCCTTGTCCTTTTTGTACAGTTTCGCGGCCTCCTCGAAATGTGCGTTTTGCTTATTCGACAAATCCCGGAGGAGGATTAACCGTTGATTCGTGATTTCCTCGTCGGACTTGCCGAGGGCCTTTAATTTGTCGAGGTGTTCGTCGTACTTTTTCGCGAGTTTGTCGAGTTCCTCGCCCTCTTTCTTGAAATTCTCGCGGGCCTTTTCTTGCGACTTGCCGAACAGGTTAAACGCCTTGACGAGGCCGTAAACGGCGGACACGGCCCCGAGAATGAGGGATATAATTAAAACAATCGGGTTCGCCTTTAACGCGGCGTTGAACAACCGGGTCGCAACAGTCGCGGCCCCGGTCGCGGCGGCCTCCCCGGTGAGGGCGGCGGCGTTCATTGCGTTTGCTTTTGCCTGTAATTTGGTCCGGGCGGCGTTGACGGTCTGCATTACAATTGATTGCGATTGTAACATATTGACAACCTTTTGTAACGCCGTGAGGGTCCCGAGGGTTATTGTTATAACCTTGAACGTTTCGTTCAATTCCTTATTCTCGAACCCGAGTTGATTTGCGAGGACGGAATATTGCGTCCACATTCCGAGGAGGGATTGTGTCGACGCAATCATTGTATCCAACCCGGCGGTATCGGACGAGGCCGCGCCGATTTGGGCGTTGACGTCCGCAATTGCGTCTTTCATTTGGGCGGCCTTTGCGGACAACTCTTGGAATTCGGCGGAATCCTCTTGTCCGGCGAATTTCATTGCGGTTAACTGTTGGACGAGGTCCGCGAGTTGCTTTTTGAGGGGTTCGACCGCGCCGGGGTAATTTCCGACGTTCCGGTAAAACCGTTCGGTTTCCTCCTCGGCCGTCTTGAGTTCGTTTGTAATCGCGATAATCTCGGCGCGTTTCTTTTCCCCGGCGGCCCCGTTCCGTTCCTCCCGGGACAACGCGTCGTATTCCTTTGTGAGGTTCGACAATTGCGCCCGGAGGGACCGGAGGGAACCCTCTTGTTCGTTTTCCTGTTTGATGTTATTTTGAATCTCTTTCGAGAGTTCCCGAATACCGCGTTTATACTCTTTCTCGGTTTCCCGGAGGGCGATTAACGAACGGTTCCGTTGTTCGAGGGTGATTTCCCCGTCCTCGAATTGTTTTTGTACGTCCTGTTCGGCCTCTTTCACGTCGAGGAGGGCCTTTTCGTATTCCTCAATACCTCGGACCGCGTCGGCGTAATTGGTTTCGATGTGGACGACCTTTGTTATTGTATCCTGTGCCATTGTGAAAAGGGTTTAATATACTACAATTGTGAATCCTAAATCGTCGACGAGGCGGGCAATTCCCGATTGTGCGTAATATGCCTCGGCGGTCCCGGCGGGAACGAATATTTGTTTCGTCGTCGCGGGTAAATCGTCCCCGGCCAAATGAAACGCGGAGTAATCCACCTCCGGAGGCGTGGTCCCGTAAAACCGTATCGTCGTGAGTTTGTAACAATGTGCGAACGCGGTTTCTCCAATATACGTTACCGAGGCCGGGAATTCGACCGTTCGGAGTTCGTAACAGTATTCGAACGATTGACGCGCGAACACCTGTATTCCGTCCTCGAAATAGAATTGACGTATTTTGCGGGCGTAATAAAACGCCTTGCGGGAAACCTCGCGGGTTCCTTTCGGCAAATAGAACCACCCGATATTGTCGAGGGACCAAACGCCCGTGCGGATTTCCTCCGATACGCCCGAAACCGTGTCGCCGACAATCGCGCAATCGGTGAATATCGCGTGTCTACCGTACCCCGTCGAATTCGCCTTTGAACATATCGAGGACATATCCGACCCGGTAATCGTCGCCCCGAACATTGTTTTAACAACGAGTCGACCAACCCAACCCGTCGGGCAATTCTCGACCCACGTTTCGCCGTTGTCGGTTGAGTATAGCAACGACGCAAGGACGGAACCCGATTCGGGGAATTGCAATAATTCGACGGTGCAAATATCGTCGTCGCCTGTTTGGACGGAAATAATCCCGTAAAAACGGCCGTATTGCTTGAGGTACACGGGGCGCGTGAAATCGAGTTTCAAAAGTTCGAACTCGGTTAACCGGATTTTCTCGGTTATCGTAATCGCCGAGTTGAGGACCCGGGACAACGACCCGTAATATTTCGCGATAAGATTGTCAAACGTAATCGGGAGGAATCGCCCGATTGCCTTGTCCCCGGAGTGTTCGACCGTGCCGTCGGAAACGATTTGGAGAATTCGCGGTTTTAGGTTGCTCGATTCAACCTCGGTCCCGTCGTCGTTCCATTTGTATTGCGGGATTAACGCGCCGACGAGGTTGTTGTTGTCCGGGTTGACAATCGTTTCGTCCGAGGGCGAGAACGGGAGTTTTATTACGTCTTTCCTCGGCTCGAGGGCCTCGTTGTCGATGAATATTTCGCCGTCGCCGGATGTCTTGACGGTGTCGTCCTCGGCGTACCGGAAAAAGTTTCGGCGGGCGTAATCCCCGAGGGAGAACTTGACCCGTTCCGGTTCTCCGTCGTTGGACCGGATAACACGGGACGACCAATCGACCGCCTCGCCGCGTCGGTCGAGGAGGTTGTCGAGGGTTACGAACTTGAGTTTGTCGGCGACCCCGGACGGGACCACGAACAAACCGTACATTGCACAAAGGGCCTTTACGAAATCAATTTGTTTGATGTCCGGGAGGTTTCCGTTGACCCGGAAATATTGACCGAGTTGTATGTCGACCTCGGTTGCGGGCGGGTACAAATACAGGAAATACGGCGAAACGAACGTGTCCGTATTGGAGTAATATTTGTAAAATTCGGTCGCGTTGTCAACGCGTACCAACAACGCGAGTTCGTCGCCGGGTTTGACCTCCGCCTCGTACGTGTACGATACGGTTGTAACGTAATAATCCCACCCGGTCGACGAACCGACCTTTTGACGACTCACCCGACACGGAACCGTCTTGATTTTCCCGTCGTTGATTCCGAGTTCGAGGAGGGGCGTTCCCGGGAAATCCCGGTTCGGCCAACCGACCGCCGTTTGAACCGAGAGGTAAATATCAAACTTGATTTTTCCCTCGGTTGCGAACTTGATTGCGGTTGCGTTGACGGACCCGCCGAAAAACAATCCGTAACTCTTTGTTTCCGTAGTATAATGCGACGAGGACGGGAGGGATAAATACAACCCCGCGTAACGTTGCATTGAATTTTTGTGTTCGTTGTATCCTGTGACCGTTGCGGACAACCTTTGTTGTTCGGAGGTTTTCCTCGTCAACATTGGAATTGCGAGTCCTTGAAAGATTCCCGCGCGGACGTGTTGTCCCGGTTTGGAGTCCATAAACCCGGCGGGGAATTCGAATGTAATTCCGTTTTCGGATTGCATTTTCAACAGGAGTCGCCGGGCCGACATAACCGGATGTAACGATATTTTTTGTTTTGCGGCCGCCGACATTGTTTCGGCCGAACCGAGGCCGCAATCGTAATCGACGTAATACAAAAACGAGTCGTCCGGGAAATAATAATCGTCGGCGGTGTCCCCGTTGTAACAGGTCGCGAGGGATACGGGGTTGTTCCAAATTTGATAAATCGTCGAGAAATCGAGGTCCTTAATCGACAACCCCGAGTCCACCCACGATTGAAATTTTGTCATTTCGCCCCAATACAACGCGATTTCGTAATTCTCCGCCGAGTCGAGGAGGACGGCCGTTGCGTCGGAAATGATTTTGACGCCGTTTCGGGAGTACGTCGCCGCGTGTTTGCGGTAACGGAACAGCGAGTCGTACGAGGGCGCGGTTGCGTGGTCGAATATCTCCCGGTTGCGAATTGTTTTCGGGAGGGAAATTGTTTGCGAGTTCGAGGCGGTAATCTTGGAAATATCGCCTAAAAGGTTGGATTTGAAATTCAACACAATTCGGGTGTCCGGGGACATATAGACCCGGCGTCCGTCAATAATCAATTCCTCGGTTTTCATATTACAACGATTGTGTTAATTGGGTCGGTTCGACTATTGCGACGGTGAAATCTTGCCGGGGTTTCGTGGACTTTGCGACGGTTCCCGGGGCAACGTTGACCCTGTGCCATTGCGGGATGTCGTTTGCGTCGTACCCGTCGAACATATCGACGAACGGGGACGAAACGACGGACAACAGGAAATCGAATGTTTCCCGGTCAACGGATTTCGCGCCGAGGTTGCGGGTTTTCGACCGGGCGAACGATTGCCGGACGTCGGTTCCCCTGTTGAGGTTGTCCTCGTATATTAGCGGGTTCCGGAGTTCGGCCGCAACGAACGACGACCCGGTCACGGCGTCGGACGTCCCGAGGTCCTTAAACAACCAATAACAAAACCTCCCGAGGTTGTCAATCCAACGCAAATAAACGCCCTTTTTGCAATCGGCGGGGGTTCGGTCGATGTCGACGTCGTACGTTACGATTCCGGCCGATTCAACGTCGTTTTCCGTGACATAACCGAACGGTTGCGACAACCGGAAATTCTTGTCGATTGTGAACGGGTCGATTAGTTCCTTGACGTTGAGGAGGCGGCGGTAATATCCGGAGGCCCGGAGGGGCGAGGGCGCGGGGATTTCGTCCGTTGCGAAATTGACTCCCGGGCGGTCCGCCCCGTCGACGATAAGGTTAAACGCGTCGCCCCTCTTGACGTAAAAATCGAGGGTGAACGGGTAATTGATGAACCAACGACGGCGGATGTTTCCCCCGGTGGACTCCCCGCGTTCGATATTGCCGAACACGGCGTCAACGGTGAAACTCACAACAACGACCGTGTTGTCGTTTGCGTCCTTGTACGACACAACCACGTCGGCGGACTGAAAATTCGGGTTGACGAGCCACATTCCGCCGGAGTAATCCACGTTGTCGAGGGCGCGGTCAACGAACGCGGTTTGTAGAAAACGCCGGATGTCGAACACAACCTCGTTGTTGTACACGGCCCGGAACTCGGTATAAACCCTCGCGTCGATGTCGGCCAATTGGACCGTTACAACGTCCGGGACGTACTCGGCCGTTCCGGTTTCCCACTTGACCCGGACGATTGCGGGAACATTCGCAAAATGAACGGTATTCGGATATTCACAAACCCGTTGCCCGGATTGATTTGTTATTCGTCGCATATTTATTGATGTTTAATTGTTGATTGTTCGGAGTATTGATTCGGTCAATTGGACGTCGAACAGGCCCGCAAGACGGGAGGCGACGTTGTCAAATGCGACCGGGATTTCGTTTGAGAATATGTCGTCGCGGCCGCCGTCCCGGAACAGGGCGGAACCGGACGTCATTATCTTTGTCGCAACGCCCCACGGGGAGTCGAGGTTGACGCCCTTTGTCGCGGCCCACCCCTCGACGACCTCGATAAACCATTTCGGCGCGGACGGGTATTCGGAACCGTCTTTCCGTAACCGGGTATGAATCCGGGACCACGGCCGGGAACCTGTTTCGAGTCCGGCAAAATACGCCCTCGCGTCGAGTTCTCCGGTGGCCCCGTCCGGGGTCGATTCCACGTGAACGACAATCGACTCAATCGTCCGCCCAGAGGCGCGTTGCCCGGCGGCGATATGATTTGCGATTATTCGTTCCTTGAGGCGTCCGAGTTCCTCGTTGAGGATGTTTTCGGCGGTTGTCCTTGCGTCCATTGGTTCCGGGGTTTATTCGACACACACGCCGACGGCCTCGACGACCTCGGGGGTAATTGTGAAAATACAAAGGTTCGCGTCGAGTCGGTCGAACGACACGGAATAAGGGACCCGGCCCTCGATGTGTTCGAAATATCCCGTCGCGTTCATACGGGCGACGAAATCGGCCGCAATACCTTTCAGTCGTTCAACAATTGTTTGCGCCTGTTCCCCGGTAAAATCGAGGGGCATTGCGTCGGCAAATGCGAGGAGGGTTTGCGGGGAGTCCTTGAGGAATCCCGTTGAGGTGAACACCAACCCGCCGGAAACGGGTTGCACATACAACAACGCCGGGAGGGTTGACCCGTCGTCGGCCTTAACAACGCCGTCGCGGTCGCGGCGGTATTTGTCAAACCGGAGGTTCGCCCGGGGCCACGTTTCGCACATATACGACAACCCGGCCTCCCTTGCGATTTCCGCGATTCTTTGTTCAATTGTGGGTGTTTGCATACTGTTATTTTTTGGGTTTGAGTTTCGCGTTGACAACGTCCCGGAGGCGGCGTTCGTACGCGTCCCGTTCGGCGTCCATTTTCATACATTGATAGACCCGCAACCACGGGACCGACAACGCGTCGTCGTGGTTGGTGTAACCCATACGCCGGGCGTACCAATCGACGAGGCCGAACGGCCCGAAATCGAGGTCGTTTACCCCGGCGGCGAGTTCGTCCTCGTCCGGGGTGTGTTCTATTGCCTTGAATAGTTTTCCGATACGTTCGAGTTCGCGCGTAACGAACGCAAGGAACCCGAACACCCGGTCCGCCCTCGTCCGGAGAATCCACGCGGCCGGGCGGCGCGTCTTGAGGACCGTTCGGGCGACGATAACGATTGAATCGCCGTTCGACGTTCCCTCGATTTCCTGTAACCCGAGGAGTTCCCCGAACGTGAGGCCGTCGAGGGAATCCGGGACACGGCGACCAAACAGGCGGTCCGGCCGGGGTTGGTGGTTTAACCACGCCCGGGAGGACGGCGTCAACGCCTTTTCAATCCGGAGAATCCGGGCCGTTGAGGGTATGTTCGTTTTCCTGTTCATATCGTCGTTAATTAAGTTTCGACACGTGGACCCTCGCCCCTCGGACTTGCGGCCGAATGTAATATATCATTCCCATATTGAGTCCGTCGAAATAGTCCGGGGAGTGTCCGAGAATCTTTTTTTGTTCCGTCTTTTCAATGAGGCGTTTTTTCGAGGTGTCCGCGTCGATGTCGTGGGCGACTAAACACGCCTCGAGTTCCTCGGCGATTCGTTCCCGTTCCTCCGGGTCGTCGCAATCAATGTGTATTTGTCGGTTGTTTATGAGTTCCGCAAGTTTGAACGCACATTCCGATTTGAGGTTGTAATATTGCTTGTTGTACGCCCGTTCTCCGCCGTGAAACTCGGTAATCCCGACGAGGTACGAGGAAAGGTAATCCCCGAGGCCGTCGGAGTCCGCGACGATTTGGGAACGGCCGACGCCGTACGACCGGGAGAGGTCCGCGAGGGAATCCTCAATTTCTTTCGAATTCGCCTTGTCGAGTTTGATTCCAACCCGAACGACAAGACCATTCCATTTCCACGCGATAAACTTGTCCCGGCCCCGGGTCGCAAGGTCGGCGGATATACGGCGCAACCCGGACGGTTGAACCGGGTTCGTGAACGTGTCGAGTATTGCGTCGTAATCGACGAGGGCGTTAACGTTCCCCTCGTACTCCCACCAACCGGACAACAGGCGCAACCGGGTTTGGCGGTTTTTGATTGACTCGAGGGTCCGGATGTAATCGGCCGATACGAACGGGTTGTCATATACGAGGGCCTGTATGAACGCGCAATCCTTGTCGAGGGTCCCGGCCTTGAACGGCTTGTAAAATTGGGTGTACAACCAATTTTTTTTAGGGTTACAGGTGATTAACATTTTCGGTTCGAGGCCGTACTCGACGTTGAGGTGTCGCCCGATTCGGGACTTGAGGACCTCGAACGCAAGGTAATGAACCTCGCCGCCCTCCTCAATCCAACCCCCGGTGAATTCCTTTGAACCGAGGCGTTCGAACATTGGGTCCTTTTTCGGATAGAACGTCAAATCGAGGAGGATTATTTCCGAACCGTTTTTGAACTTGATTCCGTCCTCGTTGAGGCGGTAATCGACGAACCCGTACGAGTCCGCAACCTTTTTGAACGTGACAAGGACGGACTCGCGGGAATCCTTGATGTTGTTTCGACCGACGAACCAACGCGTCCGGGGGAACGCCCAACAACACCGGAGTAACCAATCGCAACCCAACCACGATTTACCGCCTCCGGCCGCGCCGCCGTACGCAACGAACCGGATGTTCGGGTCGTTGAGGTAATGAAACGCGAGGAGTTGTTTTGCGTTGTATTTCGGTTGCGTCGATTCCATTTGTCGCGGCCTGTATTATTCCCCGTTCGATTCCCGTTCCCGTTGTTCCCTTTCGGCGTCAATCCGGGCGCAATACTCGACGATTCCCGGGACGTCCGGGATAACGGACGAAAACCCGGTGAACGTCTTTCCTCCGGAGGTTATATCGACCTTTGCGGTTTGGAGTCCGAGGAGTTTGTCCCGGCGTTCCTCCCACGCCCGTATTTCGGCGAGGATTCGGACGTCCCCGATTTGGGTATCCGTAACGGTCCCGTCCTCCGAGGAGGTCGCGACCGGGGTTATTGGTTTACCGAGTTTCGGTATTCCGAAATCGTTTATTTCCGTGTGATTCTTGCGAACCTTTTTCGTCGTTCGGGTTTTCTTTTTCTTGGAATCCTCGTACAGTTGCCACAATTCGTCGATAACCTGTTCACACTCGGCGACGGCCTCGTCGATTGCCTGTTTCGTCGATTGCGCGGATTCCTCCCGCCAACGTTCGAGGCAAAGGTCCCAATCCCTTTTGATTGTTTGGACCGATACCTTTTGCCCGGTTTCCTTTTCGACGAGGGGGATTATTTGCCGGAACGACTTTCGGCGCAACTTGTATTTCGACACGACGGGGAGGCGTTCCTCCCGGAGGAGGGCCGCCGACGGCGCGTGATGTTTGGCCGACTTTGTGTTTTTCTTGGGGTCCATTGTCACAACTGATTGATTGTTCCACACGGCAAAGTTACAAAAAGGTGTGTACAAAATACACACCAATTCGTAAAAACATATATTACTCCTCGTCGTCCTCCTCGAGGGCCTGTTCGATGTCGTCGAAATACGGTTTCTCGAGTTTTTGGAGGGGACCCTCGGCCGCAAGACGGAACGCCCGTCGTTTGTGTCGGTTGCTTAACGCCTTGTAAGACAATAACATATCTTGCGCCGTTTGCGCGGTTACGTGTTGGTCGTGTTCCCGGGCGGCCTCCCACAATCGGCGGAGTCGGTCAATGAACGGGTCGTTCTCGGATGTTCTCGCCGGGGGCGGTGTTACCTGTATGAACCGGGACCGGGGTTCGATTCGTTTGTCGGGTGTTTGGTTTGGGAGTTTCTTTTTCATTGTGCAATACTTTTTGTTTGAGGGTCCACAGGGTCGCATTATCGACGGCGGCGCGGAACCCGAAATTGTTGTTCATTGTTACGGAAATAAGTAATTGAGGACGGTAATTTTGAATTCCTCGAGGTCGCGGCAAACAACGTATTTGTTGCCGTTCTCCTCGGCGACCTGTTCCCATTCGATTTGCTTGTCGGATTGTCCGGAACCCTTGCGGTGGGTTTTCATTTCGATACAAAGGGAATGATATTCGCCCCGGCCGACGAGGAGGATTAAATCCGCGACCCCGGCGGTGAGTCCCTCGCGTTTGAGGATTGCGCCCGTCCGGGCGTTTCTCCGGGCGGCGTTGGGAACCGCGATAAGCAACGGGGCGATTGCCGGGAACTCGGACCGGAACCACGCGACGCAAAGTTGTTGCAATTGCGATTCCTCGTGTCCGGGTTTCTTGCGGTCGATTTCCGGCGAGGCGGATTCCCCGCGAATGGAATGGAAATACTCGTTAACGTCGAATTTCGCGACGTACGGTTTGATTCCCTGTTCCGGCGGCGGGAGTTTCTTTTTGCCGGAAAGGATGTCCGCGAGTTCGGCGACGGTGATTGTTTCCTGTTTCATACGTCAAAGAGGTTTAATTGTTGCGTTTGATTCCCGGCCGCGTCGACGACGATTCCTCGACAAACACGGTTGAACCACTCGTCCGAGGCGCGGAAATAATCCGGGTCCAATTCGCAACCGACGAAATCCATTCCGAGTTGATACGCGGCGATTCTTGAGGCCCCGGAACCGAGGTGAGAATCGAATATCCGTGCCCCCCCCCGTGCATAATTTGACAAAATCCACGTGTACAACTCCACGGGTTTTTGTGTCGGGTGAATCTTGCCGCCCTCGACGGGTGTTGTCGTACGGAACCGGAAAACGCGTATTTTTCGATGTATCGAACACCACGCGAATTCCGCCTCGGAAAAGGACCGTCCGTAATTCATTTTGTCCCAAACAATCCAATCCTCGGACAACGGGAGTTGAAAGTAATTCCCGCCCCAAATTATTTGCTCACGGGCCACGCGGAATAACTGTTCGAAATATTCCGGGCCGGGAACCCCGGCGTCCCAATCTTTGCCGCGAGAATACGTCCGGCGCGTTCCGATTCCCATTGTCATTTTTCCCGCGTTGATTCCATACGGCGGGTCGACGACGGCGAGGTCGAACGCGTTGTCCGGGAGGGAACGCATATACTCGAGGCAATCGACGTTGTATATTTCGGAACGCGGGTTCATTTGCGAATAAGGACAAAGGGGACAAAGACCTCGCCCGGGCAACCGGACGGGAACGCAAGATTCGCGACGTCGGCCGGGACCTCGTCGGAATCGTACCGGATATTTTGGAACCCAACCCACAGGGGGCGAACGATTGTGTAATCATTCCCCAACAGGGCGACGGGGTATTCCCGTTCGTTTTCCGGGAGGGATTGGAGTTGTTGTATTAGTTCATTAACGGTCATTGTTCGATGTTGTTTAATTTGAGTAACAGGGCGTCGACCTCCTCGACGCGTTCGGTATTGTGTCGGATATGTCGGTTAATTGCGGCCGCAATCCGGGCGGACTCGCGGGTTTCCTCGAGGGTCGCGAGGTGTCGACGGTTGCATTTAATCCGGTCGACAATCTTTTTCCGCAACTTGCCGAGGCCCGCGCAAAGGGTGTCGAGTTCCTCCGGGGTGATTTCAATTTGAATTCGGGGGGGGGTAACTGTTGAATCTTTCATTTGCTTTTGGATTTACCGGGTTTGAATTTGTGCGCCTCGCAACTGTTCTCCGGGTCCGTTATACACCCACGGGACAAACACCCGAGGACGTCGCCCGGGGTGTACGGGACCGAGAATCGGCAATTGTCGCAACGGCGCGGTTTCCTGTTCATTCCCAATCGTTATAATCGTCGTAATCGTTGAGGGAATCGAGGTCGTCGCGGTGACAATACAGGTACACGCCGACGACGAGGAACGCACCGACGAGGGCGATTGCGAACAGGACCGCGAGGACAAAAAGGACGAGGAAAAATGTTTTCATAATTCAATAATGTTTTTCGGGATTTTCGGGATTGAGAGGATAAAACGTTCCCCGTCACGTTCGGGGAGGTAAACGTACGTTCCGAGGCGGATAAACCGCCCGGAGTCGACCGGACATTCGGCGGAAAGGACAACCTCGGTCCGGCGGTTGAGGACTCGGTCGCGGGCGATTTCGATTGCCCGTTCCATTGTGGTATGAACAACCGAGTCCTTGCGGCCTTGTTCGGCAAACTTATAATTGCGCCGTTCCTGTTCCATACGCCGGGATTACTTTTCGATTCGGACGGCGACGAGGGCCGGGGAAATCGACACGTCGCCGGATATGTTCCAAACCTCGTTGACGTCCTCGACCTTGCGGCCCCGGTTCCCGAGTAACCACTCGATTAGTTCACGGGAGAAAATGTAATTACGACACGTCCCGCCGTTGGTCGTCAACGGGTATCCCTTTTCGGGGTCGGCCGTGAATACGAGGTATATTTCCCCGGTTATGTTGTTGAACACGGGGAACGACGACCCGAACCCCTTTTCCTCGAGGAGGGCGGCGAGGGGGCGGTTGAACCGGACGTAATAATTCCGGGTCTTGAGGTTGCACATAATTTGAACCTCGTTGTCTTTGAGGTTTCCGGTCCGGGTCTTTTTCCCGGGGTTGTTCTCGACGGACGAGAACAGGTCGAAATTTTCAATCATTGTTTTGTGTTGTTATTGGGTTGAACTTGTTTCGTTGGATTCGGTTTCCGGGGCGTCCTCCGGGTCGACGATTTCGACGTAATAATCGTTAACCGTCCTCCCGGTTCGGACGAGTCCCTCGGATTCCAATTCCTTGAGGGTTGCGGCGGCCGTCTTTGAACGTTCGGGTCCGAGTTGGTGGGATAACTCGTTTCCGAGGCAAAACGTCGGAATTCGGCGTTTCTCGCGTTTTTCGTCCCGGACACGGGCGACGGCCTCGAGGATGTACTTTTGTTCGGGTGTCATTTCTTTGTCATTTTCTTGTTGACAATCTCGACGGACCAATGTTCGTTAATGATTGTCGGGAGGATGTCGGGCGCGTCGGCGGAAAGGTATTGCGCGACGTCGCGGGGGATGTACAACGTAATAACGCGGGCGGGTCCGTTACATTGTGCGCCGACGCCGTCCTTGAGGAGGGATTCGGCCTCCGGGCGTTCCGCCTGTTTCAATCGTTCGTAAATCGCCTTGACGATTCCGATTTCGTTTGACAAACAGGTCTTGAAATCCGGGTCCGCGCAATAACCCTCGGCGAGGGCGAGTCGTTGTTCCCGGGTCCAAAAGGTAACGCCGGATTTCGTGGTCCACGCGAACCGTTCGTTGTGTCGGATGAACGCGTCAACCTGTTTCGACGGGGCGACGCCGTTTGCAAAGAAAAACGCCCGGTAAAAATCGCGTTTCTCGGCGGCCTGTTCCTCGGGACTCAACCTCGAGAACGAAAAACCCGCGCCCGCGTTATTTTGAGAATTAATCGTTGTTGTTGTTATTGTTGTTGGATTATTTCCATTATTACCGTTGTTACATTCTTTCCTTTCTCCAAGTGTTGTTATTTGATTGTTAGTTGATTGTTGTTTGTTTGTTATTTGATTGTTATTTGTTTGTTGTTCGTCCTCGTCCGCGAGTTGGTAATTATCGAAATTACAAATACTTATGATAGTATATTTGTTTGTTGATTTTCGCGTAATTTCTCCCGTGCGTTCGAGGCGCGTTAAACACGTCCTCACCTGTTGGGTTGTTAATCCCGTCGCCCGGACAAGCGAGTCAACACTCGTCGGGAACTCGCCCCGGCGGATATTGACCGATTGCCAAACGTGGTCCTTATGCGCGGCCGACAACAGGATGTAAATAAATATTTGCACCATTTCCGGCCGCGAGAACCATTGCCAATTGAGGAACCGACGATATAATTTGACCCAACCGTCCATTTCTTGCCTACATTGAGAGTTTATCCAACGGGACGACTAAATCCTTGACCGCGACACAAACGTTCGCGTACGGGGCCGTTTTCGCGATTGTATCGCGGAATATCCCCGGGTCGGCGTTGTCGCCCGACAAATGAATCAAAACGACGTTCTCGAGGGCGGCGGTGTTGTGTTCCTGTACGAACTCCCGGCAACGTTCGAGGGACAAATGATTCTCCCGGATACGTTTTGCGAGGGCCGGGAACAGGGTTCCCCGGTTGAGGCCGTCGTTAATGAGGGAATCGGAGTAATTCGCCTCGACGACGAGGTGTCGGATGTTGCCCGTCCGGAACGAATACCCGATTCGCCCGGTATCGGTCGCGAACAGGATTCGCCCGGATTCCTCCGAGTCGATAATGAACGAAAGGGGTTCGGCGGCGTCGTGGACGGCCGGGAACGGCCGGACCGAGAACGCGCCGAGGGAATACGCGGTCCACGCCTTGAGGATGTCGACGAGGCGGGAATCGTTGAGGCGGAGGGCCTCCCGGGTCCCGGCGGACATATAGACCCGGAACCCGAGGACCAACCAACGGTGTATAAATCCCGCGTGGTCGCCGTGTTCGTGGGTAATAATAACCCCGGCGATTTTGCGGGTCGATATACGGACCCGTTGGAACACCTTTTCCGGGGATACGCCCGCCTCGATAACAAGGGCGGACGTTGTCCCCTCGAGGACGTAACAGTTACCGGACGACCCGGTCGCGATTACGTGTAATTTCATACTCCGGAACGATTACAGGTTGAACAATCCTCCGCCCTTGTCGGAACCCTGTTCGCCCGGGGCCGGGGATTCGGCCGCCGGAGTCGGCGCGGGCGCGGCGGTTTCCTCGCCCGTTTCCTTATTGACGACGACCGGGGCGTCCTTGACGGCCTGTTCGACCTTTCCCTCGTCGAGGGCGTCGAGGTTGACCTCGATTGTTTCTCCGGGTTGTTCGTCCGGGGCGTCCTTTGTGAGGTCGTTGTCGTTGTTGGTGTACGACTCGTACATTCCGGACTCGTCGGAGGCCGTAATAAAGAGTTTACACGCGCGGTTAATAACCGTCTTTTTAGACATTTCTTGCGTGAACTTGAGGTGTGCCGGGGATTTGCCCGCCGTTGGTCCCTGTTGCCACGCGGTCAATATTTCGTCGCGGGTCATAACCTCGACGTACGGTTGACGTTCCGGGTCGTTCTCGTACGGAATCAAACACCACGCGCCGACAATCTTTGCGTTGTCGATGTTTTGGAGTTTTTGAACGTGTTTCGTTACGACCTTATTTCCGGTTTTGGTGTCGATAATGTACTCGAACTCGTCGCCCTCGTAAATAACCTGTGCGCGGGGTTGTCCGGCCCCTCCGAGGCGTTTTGCAAGGGCAATATTACCGTGATATTGCGGTTGAAACGTGAGTTTGTTTGCGTACCGGATGAACGAACATTGTTTCCTCGCGAGGGATAATCCGAGGATACACATTCGGAACAGGGATTGCGCGACGGACGAGGACTCCACGACGGCGAGGGTCGGGGTTCCGTCCTTTTCCTTGCGTTCCGAGAGTTCGAGGAGGGCGAGGGAAATTTCGTTTCCCGGGTGGAATCCTTGAGGAATCCGGATTCCTCCGGCCTGTGACATTGCCGCAATTTTGTTCGTTACGGCCTGTTCAATCTTGTTTTTGTTAACCACGGCCAATTGGTCGGGTGTCAATGCGGGTTTGTTCGACATAATGAGTTATTTTTGAATGTGTGTGACCTTTGAGGGACGGGGTTTCGTCCCGTTGAGTATTGGTTGAATATCGGAGTTCTTATAAAAGACCCTCGAACCCCTCCGGACCGGGAGTAAATACCCGTATTCCTTTTCCCAACGGTACAACGTGGATTCGTCGACGCGTAACATTTGCGCGACGTCCTCCCGGGGAATGAGGAAATCCGAGTTCGAGGCGGCGACCGCCTGTTCCAATTCGGCGCGGGTGTCCGCAATAATCGTCCGGGCGGCGGTCAACAGGTCGCCGAGGCGGATTGATATTGTTATTTCCGGATTGGTCCGGGCGAGTTCGAGGAGGTCCATATCTTGAGGGTTTATTCGATTGTGAGGTCCGCGCCCTTGACGACCGAGAGGCGGATAACTTGCGACGCGACGTCGAACCGGGACACGGTGATTGATTCGGCGTTGTCAACGAATATCGGCGCGTTCACGCCGTACGCCTCGCAAAAGGCCGCGATTACGTCCATTCCGACGAGGATTCGTTTTGCGTCGTTCATTGACCCGTACGGGACGTTGTTTGCGTCCATAACGGTACAATCCTCGACGACGTCCCCGTTTACGAGGGTGTCGAACATACGGAACCGGGCAATCTTGAAACGGGCGTTGATTGCGCCCTCGACGGCGGATATATCCTCGCGGACATACTCGGCCGCGTCGAATTCCATTTGTTCGAGTTCGGCGAGGCGTTCGGTGAACCTTTGTTTGTCCTCCTCCTTTGCGGCGATTTTCGCCTTGATACGGTCGGCCTCCTCCCGGCGGGCGAGGCGTTTTTTGAGGGGGTCAACGTCGGCGGTGTACGCCTTGCGGATAACGTCCTGTTTCGACTCGAGTTCGCGGCGTTTGGATAACAGGCCGGAAACGTCGGTCGTTACCGGGGAACCGATTTCGGCCTCGATTCGGTCGATTTCCTCCTCGATTGCGACGTACTCCGGGGATGTCTTGACGGCCTGTTCGATTCCGTCCGTCTTGAGGGCGGGCGTTGCGGCGGCGGTTGTGCGTTCCTGTTCGGCCTCCTCGCGGGCGGCGCGGGTCTTGACAAGTTCGGCCTCGATTAGTTCGATACGGGCGGAGGCGTTGTTGATGTCGGCCCCGAGGGTGTCGTATCGAGGTTGTAAGGACAACGCGGATTTCCGGAGGCGGTCGATTTCCTGTTGATTGTCGGCGGTGAAATGTTCGAGGGCAACCTCGCGGGCGTGTTCGATGTTCTCGGCCGGGAGGGGTTGTCCGCAAGCGGGACACACGGTTTCCCCGTTGTACTCGAACGCGCGGGTCTTG